GAATGGGTTCCCAGGAGGACAACAACGAGGGTCTGGGAACGGGTTCCCAGGAGGACAACAACGAGGGTCTGGGAATGGGTTCCCAGGAGGACAACAACGAGGGTCTGGGAACGGGTTCTCAGGAGGACAACAACGAGGGTCTGGGAATGGGTTCCCAGGAAAAATAAAATACTTGATAACTACTTAAAAAATAAATTGACTTTATAGTGTATAAGATGGCTAAGACGTTACAGCAGTCCTCCGTCGATACCATGCATAAATTATCCAATACCTGGACAATTTATGCACATTTACCACATGATACCGATTGGAGTTTAGAAAGTTACAAGACGCTATTCTCAACTGATAAGATTGAAGAGTTTATTACACTAACTGAATCTCTTCCAGACCAGTTGATTAGTAATTGTATGTTGTTTATTATGAAAGATAACATCAAACCTATTTGGGAAGATATTCATAATAAAAATGGAGGATGCTTTTCATATAAAATTAGCAATAAATTGGTTCCTACGATTTGGCGAAAGTTTTCATATAAATTAGTCGGAAATACAATGCTTAAAAATAAAAATATAAAAAATAATGTGAATGGTATTACTATTTCACCCAAAAAGAATTTTTGTATAATAAAAATTTGGTTTGCTGATTGTTCAAATAAAGACCCTGAAACCATCGATTACTTTAAAGGTGTTGATGCCCATGGATGTCTCTTTAAACGACACTTTAATAAGTAATTCAAAGCCATGATTCAAAATAGTAACTTATAACCCAAATAATCCAAAATGGAGCAATTGTAAGATCCAGGGACGCAAATAAAGCAATCACAAATGCTATAAATGCCTTTTTAGTAGCAATTATTTCTTTTGAACCTTTTGGTGAAAAAACAGATTCCATAGTGTAAATAAAATTAATATTACAAAATGTCCAAACCATTTTGTATTTTCGAATAAACTCTTCATTTTTGTAATTTTATCTTTTTCATTTTAGTCTAAAAAATAGTAGTGAATATCTAATTCGAAGGAGGAAGTGGTGCTAAACACAACTTAATTTCACCTAATGAGGCAACATGATATTTTACCACCAAAGGCAAGTCATTTTCTAAATACATCTCAATTTGACTACACAAATTTGTACATTTAATAAAATAACCTAGATTTTTGAGTGAAAATTCACCTTGAATGATTTTCATTGCGTCGGGTTTCATTTGGAATTCCATAGAACCATCCGACTCCGTTCGTCGAATCTCAGCCAACGCAAAGGAACCCATACACTTAAATATCAATTCACTTGCCACTGACTTAATTTCCAGTTTATCCGAAAGCGGTGCTAAATCACGGATAATTTTTTGAAAATCAGTTGAAGGCATATTAATAATAGTGGAAAACTTAACATCTGGAATCTCCAATTCATCTGTGTCAGGTTCAATAAGACGAAGTTTCTGTGTTTTGCATTGTTTAATATCACCATTTTCAAATTTTAGTCCTAAATACGAAATAACACCATCATTGTAGTCGTCCTTTTCTACATACATCGAAAGTGTATCATTATTGTCAATGGTGTTCATTAGTTTGAAAAGATGAAACATATTTACTCCTATGACTATTTTATCATGCTTACAATCGTAGAGTTCAAAATTTTCGGCGCGCAAAAAGAGATGAGCAAGAATAGTATGTGATTTATCCATATTGATAATACGGATACCATCCTTTTTAAAAATAATATTAGTCTCTAATAGAATGTCCTTTAATGCTGTCATTAGAGTTCGCATAGGTGCTATTTGAACAGTTTTCACAGTTAATACATTATTTTCGACAAAAGTATCTGTCATATTTACAATACTTACGCGTTAAAACCTTTAAATTAATTCTTATTAATAATGATATTAATTCTTCGGTCTTCACCTTGTGTTCCGGATGTTACCGACTGTCGTTTTTGGTTAAACCCAAATTCTGTGTTATCGTTATCAGGTGAATAAGCAGGTGGTTCAGGGTCCGAGAGTTTTGGATAACACCTCGTTTCATTGATATAGTCGTCTGTATCAGATTGAGTGTGTTCTAATCCGTAATTTGATTGTGAACTACGCAACTGTTTAGGTTGTGGTGCGCTAGGCATAGCATGTTGTGGTGCGCTAGGCATAGCATGTTGCGCTGACTGCGAAGAGGCGGTTCTCTCTACAAAAGAAAGTGGTCTAGGTTCATTTACATTACGAATATCTAAATATTGATTAATTCCTCTTTGTTCAAAACTCTCAATTTTTTCTTCGAGAGAGAGAAGTTCAGGACTCTCAAGAGTTCGTCCATTCAACTGATAGTATTTAGCAACATCATCCACAAAATCTTTATTTAATGAATATGCTAAATCAATTGCCATATAGGGTTCAAAAATTCTATTCTCTTTGTTCATTACTTTAGGAATAAATTCTACATCGGGATCGATAACGAGTTTATATCCATGCTGAAGAAGATACAGAATGGCAATGGTCTGAATCTTATTATTGGTTTGTAAATTACGATTTTGATAAATCATAAATAAATCATAATTAGATGGTTTTCGTGGAGGGTCAGGAGGTCCCTCTATTTTAAATATTGCATTTTTTTTCTCCAACTGCTTCTTCATTTTCATATAGAGTTCCATATTCCTTGAGTAAATAATTTCATTATCTTTGTCACACTGTTGGCACATTTTTTTGGTAGCCTTTTCGAAATCCTGAATATAACAATACTCTATTGGAGTTTTTTTAAACATCCTATTTTTAAACGAACGCTTCTCTTTTCTCTTATATTCCATATTACATTAAAAATATAAAAAAAAGATATCACCGTTGTTCCTACATTTTTGGGTATATTTTACGTAAAAAATGATATAATTATAAAGATTATTAATCTCTTAATCAGAACTAGAACCTATATCATTTTTTCATGAATTTAATGCTTTCGGGTTTTTTGCGTTTTTTTTGTTTTCTTTGTTTTCTTATCATTATTTTTACCACCCTTTTTAACAGTTTTAGGACCAAAAACACCACTGCCCTTTGGTTGTAAATGCGAACCAAGGTGCTTTTGCGACTTTCCGAGACGACTCTTAACTTTCGAGACAATGCGTCCTTCCTCATTTTGTTTGAGGTCGTCATGTTTTAATCCACCCGAAGTTTTGTAGGCAGTGCGGTGCCACACCTGGGCGCGGGAACCAACGAGAAGTGGGTACTGGTGACCACCAATGTGATACATACCGTCATCGTGCTTTGTGTGTCTACGAACCATTCTTATATAGTTTACTAAGAAAAAAAATTTTGCCTATTTAAAATTAGATAGTTTTTTTCCTCCAGTTCCGACGTAACGACCAAATTGATTGATGGAATACTTCCTAAATTGAGGGGTTCCTCCACCATTTTGGACTTTAATCTGTTGAATGCCTGTATTTTGATCTATTGCCGGAATACTTGTATCATTAGGAATAACAACATTACTCACTAAACATTTATATCGACAATAATTCGCATTTCGTAGTCGTGTTTCGTATCCCATCAGGTTATTGTATAATGGATATATATTTTACTAAAAAACAAAAATTGAAACGATTTAAATAAAAAATGAGGATGTATATTCATTATTCTCTTCGTGAAAGATGACTCCTAAACCAACTTCCTCTGCTACTCATATCAGTGATGAAAATGATGCTTTGGCAAAGAAATACCAGAAAAAAACCGACAAGGAACATATTTTAGATAATCCGGATACCTATACAGGTTCGATGGAACAAATTGCGAATGAACTTCATATTCTTAAAGAAGATGAAGGGGTCCACCGCGTTGTTCCTAAAGAAATCAATTACATCCCGGGTCTCTATAAATTGTTCGATGAAGCCATTGTGAATTGCCATGATCACGCAATCAGAACATCGTCTCAAGAAAAAACGGAACATCATTTTCCAGTTACCACTATTGAAGTGACTATTAAAGAAGATGGAACTATGATTTTCTACAATGATGGAAATGGTATCGATGTTACAGAGCATCCCGAACATAAAATCTGGATTCCGGAGATGATTTTCGCACATCTTCGCACTGGAACAAATTACGACAAGAGCGAAAAGAAGATTGTTGGGGGGAAGAACGGATTTGGAGCAAAACTCATCTTTATATGGTCGGAATATGGTCAACTGGAAACGGTGGATTTTACCCGTGGCAAAAAATTCGTCCAGACATATAATAACAACCTCAATACCATAAACAAACCCAAAATCACGACCACTACGAAGAAACCGTATACCAAAATAACATTCAAACCAGATTACAAACGTCTTGGTATTGATGGATTGACTGATGATATGGTGGCACTCTTTAAGAAGCGTGTTTATGATATTGCGGCAGTTACGGATAAAAGCATAAAGGTGAAACTTAATGGAAAACTTGTTCCGGTTCGGGCATTTCCCAATTACATTGATATGTATATCGGAACGAAAAGTAACGCAAAACGCATTCATGAAGCGTCTCATCCGCGTTGGGAATACGCAGTGAGTTTAACACCAAGTGACGAATTTCAACATGTTTCGTTTGTAAATGGTATTCACACAAGTAAAGGTGGGAAACATGTGGAGTATATTCTCAATCAAATCGTTCGCAAGATGGTGGCATATATTGAGAAGAAAAAGAAAGTCATAGTGAAGTCGACTACCATCAAGGAGCAGATTATCTTGTTTCTTCGATGCGATATTGAAAACCCATCTTTCGATTCACAGACCAAGGATTTTATGAGCACGCCTGTGGCAAAGTTTGGGTCGTCGTGTGTGGTCAGCGATGATTTTATTGAAAAAATTGCGAAACTTGGTATTATGAATACTGCATGTGAATTGACATCCATCAAAGATACCAAAACAGCGAAGAAAAGTGATGGATCGAAGACGAAATCAGTGCGTGGAATTCCTAAACTGGTGGATGCAAATTATGCTGGAACTGCTAAATCGCACTTGTGTACACTTATTTTGTGCGAAGGAGATTCGGCAAAGGCCGGTATCATTTCGGGATTGTCAAAAGAGGACCGCAACATTTACGGTGTTTATCCGATGAAGGGGAAACTCTTTAATGTGAGGGGCGAAACTGCCAAACGGGTTTCCGAGAATAAAGAGATTGTTGAAATTAAGCAGATTTTGGGATTGGAAACAAACAAGGTATATCCCTCTCTTGAGAACGTGAAAAAGAGTCTGCGATACAGCAAAATCCTCTTTATGACCGACCAGGATTTGGATGGTTCGCATATCAAGGGACTCGGTATCAATATGTTTGAATCCCAGTGGCATTCTCTCTTGAAACTGAATTTGGTTGGATTTATGAATACTCCAATCATTAAAGCACGCAAGGGTTCTCAAGAAAAACTCTTCTATAATGATGCTGAATACAATTCCTGGAAAGCAGATGAACCCAAGGGATGGACGATAAAATACTACAAGGGATTGGGGACGAGCACTGGGAAGGAATTTAAAGAATACTTTCAGCACAAGAAATTTGTAATGTTTTCATACGATGAAACCGCAAAGGATGTCATTGATATGGTTTTCAATAAAAAGCGTGCGGATGACCGTAAAACATGGCTCGGGCAATACGACCGTGACGATTGTTTGGATACCAATCAGTGCGAAGTATCCTATGGTGAGTTTATTAATAAAGAGATGAAGCACTTCTCTAAATACGATTGTGACCGTTCTATACCGAATCTGATGGATGGACAGAAAATCAGTCAACGCAAGATTCTGTTTGCGGCATTCAAGAAAAACATCGCTAAGGAAATCAAGGTGGCACAATTCAGTGGATATGTTTCAGAACATTCTGGATATCACCACGGTGAAGCAAGTCTGAATGGTGCTATTGTGGGGATGGCACAGGATTTTGTGGGGTCGAATAATATCAATCTCCTCATGCCGAATGGACAATTTGGAACGCGTTTAGCTGGTGGAAAAGACAGTGCTAGTGAAAGATATATCTTCACACAACTGAATCCTCTTACGAAGACGGTTTTCAATCAGATTGATAATAATATTTTGACCTACTTGGATGATGACGGTATGCCGATTGAACCCATTTACTATGCACCGATTATTCCGATGGTTTTGGTGAATGGAACAAAGGGTATTGGCACTGGCTTTAGCACTGATATTATGTGTTATAATCCCTGTGATATTATTACTTACTTGAAAAGTCTTCTTGCAGGTGAGTCTTCTCCACAGATGACACTAGAACCTTACTATCGTGGATTTGGTGGAAAGATTATCAAAGTTGCTACCCATAAATACCTTATTAAGGGTGTTTATGAAGTGGTCGATAAAAATACTATTACCATCAAGGAGTTGCCGGTTGGCACCTGGACGGACGATTACAAGGCCTTTCTGGAGAAAGAGATTGAGTCGTCAAAAAAGATGGTGAAAGAATACGTGGATATGAGCACGGATAAAAAGGTTTCCTTCACCATAAAGTTTCATCAGGGTGTTCTCGAAAAGTTGGAATCCACCAAAGTTGACGACCACATAAATGGTGTCGAAAAACATATGAAATTGGTGTCATCGCATTCTATAAATAACATGTATTTATTCGATGCGGACGACAAACTCAGAAAGTATGAGTGTGTCGAGGATATCGTGAAAGATTATTACAAGACGCGGGTGAAAATGTATCGTGAACGCATTGATTATATTGTGGATGTTCTTGAGAAGGAATTGCGACTTCTCAGCAACAAAGCAAAATATATTACTGAAACCTTAGAAGGAACGATTGATTTGCGACGTAAAAAGAAACAAGAGATTATTGATTTGTTGGTATCGAAAAAATATGATATGCTTGATGATGATGTCGAATTCAAGTATTTGGTGAAAATGCCTATGGATAGTGTATCGGAAGAAAATGTGGAGAAAATAATGAAACAAAAGGGTGAAAAGGAAAGCGAGTTAAAAACCTATCAACATATGAAACCTACTGAATTATGGTTGAGTGAACTGAAATCGTTAGAATCAATGATGTAATTCAAAAGAACAAACTACTGTGCCAAAGGTATTTGAATTTCATTCAATCCTAAATAATAACGTAATTGTTCTACATTAGTTAATTCTGGACCATATCCCAAAACCCCCCATGTTGTTGATATATTAGAAGGAGTGATTTTAGCAATACAATCTGGGTCCAAGGATGCGTATTTTCCAATAGCACAAAGAGGAGGGTTCTGTTGTGGGTCTATTAAATAAAGAGTATTTTCGTTCATGACATCCTTACCCTTTCCTATAATATAAATGTGACCACCTATATTTTCTGTCGGTTCATTGAGTATATACATACAAAATGCTATCTGACCTGGACTCAGTGTTTTGAATAAATATTTTAACATATTATCTCTCTCTAGTGGTATAAACCTACATATATTTTTGGTAATATAGGTAAACATTTGTTCAATTTGATGTATTTGTATACCTGTTTGTTGACCTATTGGAGATAGCCTCATCAAATTAGCACATATCGGGTCAATAATTTTACCTAATTGCATACCACTTATCACACAATCCATCGGTGATGGAATACGGTCTGATTGAAAATATGCGTATTCTTCGTCTGTTAATTCACCAGTTATTAAGTAGTATTTTTGGGCATCTAATAATTTTTCGTTCCCAATAAACCAAGAATTTAATTTTTCATCGGTCGTTACGATATCATCTTCAATATGTAATCCACGAATATACCAAGAATTTAAATCTACATCACCAATAATAGGACCTCCTGTTGGTATTAAAACCCAATTATCACTGTAATATGGTTTTCGTAATCCTAATATTTTCTGTGGATATAATATACTATTTAAATAATATTTTATATTTCCCCCTCTTTGATGGATAGTTCTCTTCGTGGAAGTTCTCTTCGTGGAAGTTCTCTTCGTGGAAGTTCTCTTCGTGAAAGTTTTCTTCGTGAAAGTTTTCTTCTTAACAGTTTTCCTCTTGACAGTTTTCCTCTTGATATTTTTTTTACTCTTTTTTTCTTTATTCTTCATTATATATATAAATATAAATTTTTATAATCTAAATTTTTGTTTTTCTAAGAACTATAATAACTATCTAAAAATTGAAATGCTTTTTCTAAAATAATGAAGGAGCATATCAAACCAACCAAGCAAACCAAGCAAACCAAATAAGGTATCAAAATGTCAGGTATTCGGGTAAAGATTGACCATTTCCCTGAACATAAGAAAAAGACTAGAAAGTTAACGGAAAAATATCTGGAGGAGCAACTCCAGATTGGTGCTATCAATGAGGTTTGTGTTCAGTCGCAGAAAAAGGACAAAAGACGGTTAATTTTCACAATTTCAAAATGGAACGAGAAAAGTAAACATGCACGGACAGCAAAATATGCTTTAATGAACGGCAACAAAATTCGCGTTGTTCTTAATGGCGTATCATGCTATATTGAACCAACTATTCAAAGAAAAACAACAAATACAACAAATACAAAAAGGCAGACAAAAAAAAGTGTGGAACGCGAAATTCGGATATTACGCGAAAAAAAGCGATGTCAGGTATTCTATGGTGATTCAGTGTATATGGACTATGAAGACTCAGAAAACGAATTATTGTCGTGTAAAGAGTTAGAATATAGGGAAATGATGGAGGATTTATGGTGTGATTGTTTCCTTTGTCATAGTAACAACTATAATGAAACTCTTTGTTTTGATCCATATTTTACAACAGTTGATGATGATTACTGGTTAACTCATTAATAATTATTGAACCGATAGAATTTATACTTTATACTTTATACTTTATACTTTATACTTTATTCTTTTCTCTCTCTTGATTATTTTATAAACATTTATATACAATGGAATCTGAAAATAAAGCAGCACTTTCATTTGCTATTATTGGAAATTCTCTTAATTTGGGTTATAATATTCCCTTTGTTTATTTGGTCTGGAAAAATCGAAGTACCAAAGACATATCACTAAACTTTTTGATACTTCGATTCTGGGGCAGTGTTTCGTGGTTAGTCTATGCTATACTTGTGCATGACATTTGGGTAGGTATATCATATACTGTTACATTAATAGCATCCTGTATGATATTATATATTAAAATGATTGAATACAAAAAACGAAAAAAATCACAAGAAATGTTACCTAAATCAGAAGAAGAGAATATTGATGCTATAAAAAGCATAACGCATGTTTAAGAACTATAGGGTAATAATGGTTGTTTTTCATTTGGTTGATAAGAAAGAGATATTGAGTTACCTTTTTTGTAATAAGAGCACGAGAGAAGCAATCGCATTATATAGTATGCCGGCATAAGCATCCAAAATATATTTACATACATAAAGGGTCTTTTTTCCAGCATAGAACCAGTGGGGAAATCATTGGTATTGTAGTTAATATTTGAGGGGTCGCGTGTCTGATGAAAATAATCGACCATATAGAGAAGACTATTCATAAACTGCGAACCCATAGCAATACTAATTGTTATTAAATAGTGATTATGATATTCACATAAGAGAGAAAAAACTGCTAAAATACAAAAGAATCCACACATAACACCGTGTGAACTTTCGATGACACGACTTAGATCATCATGAGGAAGCATGTATTCACGGTCAGCATACGCACCATACTCGGCATAAAAAATTTGGGAAAACTTCCAAGGAGCAAGATAGGTTATATCGTAGTTCGATGTCCAAACATGTTCGTGTTTCAGTAAGAGGTCATGTGCCATTATTCCAGTTCCCGTGTAATTAACGACAAAACAAGCTTCCCATAATCCAGTAATACACGTGAATATCATCCATTGATATTCGAGTAATGTGAGATGTTTGAAGGAGGACACTTTACTGTGAATATATGTATTAGGAAGGAAAATTAACGATACAGCAATAACTCCTAATTTTGTTCCTGAAAATTGAGTATTTTTAATAATTTCCATCATGTATAATTTATATTTATAAATTAAATTATATAACTTATAAATCAAAAACGTATATTATTTTATATTTTATATTTTATATTTTTTTATTGACACGCTTTACTTACGTTTTCGCATAGTTTTTATTTGTGAATTTTTCGACGAAGAAACTTTTTTCGTTTTGTTATGCATTTTTCGACAAAAGGTACGTTTTGTTCCCTTTGCTACTTTGCAACCTCTAACCTTTCGGCAACGATTAGGTTCCTTAACACTTTTTCCTTTACAGAGACTGGTTCCTTTTTTGGTCATTCTTTATAAACTATACTTAGAAAAAAAATAGTTTAAAATCTAAAACGCCTAAATAATATAATTAAAGAGTCTAAAACCACCGTTTCCATTCGAGAGTTTTATCTTCGGTGGAAGAGAGAACAGGTCTCTCTATAGGAACCACCAAGGTACTCGCATCGTATAAATATTGTTGGTAACCTTGGGCTTCTCCATACACTTGCTTAATACAGTAATCTAGAACAATTTGATTGAGTGCCTTTATTTGGTCTGGAATATTATCTGGCATATTGGCAGAATACTGAAGAAAAACACTTCGCATAATAACCTTAAGCACATCATTTGATTGATTCCCTACTAAATATTGTCCCTTTGACTTATCATAAACACCTTTACGGATTCCATTCTGAAGAGCAGAAATATTTTGACGAGAGAAATAAGCAAGAGAAAGAGGAGAATCCATCCAGTTCCCTTGAAGAGCATCTCTATAGGCACTGGGTTGGTGGGCGGGTATTTTATCATAGAGTGCAAATTGTGCTTTAGTATCTGGTTGCAGTATCTTTACACGACCGTTCTGCATTTGGTTCTGCATTTGGTTCTGCATTTGGTTCTGCATTTGGTTCATTATATTATTCTTTAGAAAAAAAAATACTATCTATACTATATAGAATAAAGGATGTCATTTCAGAATATAATTTTAATTATTGCTATAGTACTACTCATTCTTGTATTAATAATGTTTGGTATTGCTATACGAAATAATACACAAAACGAAAAATATCCTCCTGTTCAAAGTGAATGTCCTGATTATTGGACTGTAAAAAAGGGACAAGATGGTATGTCTATATGTGTAAATGAGAAGCATTTAGGAGATGCTAATTGCCAAAAAGAAATGAGTTTCGATAAAGGTTCTTTTATCGGACCTCAAGGACTTTGTAACAAACAAAAATGGGCAAAGTCTTGTAAAATTACATGGGATGGTATCACTAATTCTACTGGGTTATGTAAATAAGTTAAAAACATTTTGGAGATAATATAGATGAATAGATGAAAGAAATCAATTATATTGATTTATTTAATCGTCACGAAGAAAAAAAAAAGGTGCTTGATTTTTTAACACACTTTTCTACAGATGATTTAAATACGACAAAAGGACTCTATATACTTGGTCCTCCTGGATGCGGTAAAACATCGTTTATTAAAGATATAATTCCTCCTGAAGAATACGATATTATTACATATGACGCAGGAGATGTAAGAACAAAGACTGTTATACCTGATATGTTAGGAAATAACAATGCGAATGTTAATATTATGGATTTATTTTTAAAAAAGAGAAAAAAAATCGTTATTTTATTGGATGAAATGGATTATATGAATTCTGGAGATAAGGGTGGTGTTAAAGAACTCGTAAAATATGTACGTCAAAAGAAAACAAAAAAACAATATTCTGAACCTTATTCAAAAAGACCAGTTATATTTATTGGAACTAATGATAATGATAAAAAATTTAAAGAACTTATTAGTGCATGTGAATTAGTTCAATTATCAAAACCTACCGACTCACAAATTCTTTCGTATATTACTTACATGATGCCAACGATTAATATACATAAATATGGTTCCAAATTTCTTGATTATGTTAATGGTAATTTGAAAAAACTCGATTTTTTTATAGATATCTATAAAGAGAAAGAACTTGGTAATATTGATAATATTGGTAATATTGATGATGTTTTTGAAACACTGAATGATAAGTATTCACATAATAATTACTCTAAGACTATTATCAGTAAATTATATAAATCATATGTTCCTATTAAGGATTATGATTCTATTATTAAGGAAACCGACCGAACGACACTTGGATTACTATGGCATGAAAACTTAATTCCTATTATAAATACAAAAAATGATGCTTCGCTCTACAAAGTTATTTTAGATAATTTATGTTTTTCTGATAATATTGACCGTATTATTTTTCAGAATCAAATATGGCAATTGAGTGAAATAAACTCGTTTATTAAAACTTTTTACAATAATTATAATCTTCACACTAAACTAAAAGAAATAAATATACCTGAAGAAATTGAATTTACAAAAGTTCTAACTAAATATTCAACTGAATACAATAATTTTTGTTTTTTTCAACACTTAGAACAAAAGATATTCATGGATAAAGAAGCAATTCTTCATTTATTTTATACAAAAACGGATGAAGAATTAATGGATAAGTATTATTTTACCACATTAGATATAGATCGTATGCGTCGGTTTATAAAAAATGGAAACTTTTTTATTAAGTAAATTTATTTTCTTTTATTTCCTTTCATGGATTTTCCATGTTTTTTCATGGATTTTCCATGTTTTCCATGTTTTTTAGTATTTTTTCTGTGCTTTTTCGTGGATTTTCCACCCACACGCATACTCGTTGACATGGTGGATGGCATGGTGGATGGCATGGTGGATGGCATGGTGGATGGCATAGTGGATGTAGAGTTTTGTTTAGTATTTAAATTTTTAACTTTATCTAAAACAAAGGTTGATACTTTATTAAAATGTCCGGTTATTGTATCCATTAACGAGGGTGAATTACTCTTTGCTATAGTTGTCATTATTCTATACTATTACTATAGAAAAATAATATATGAAATTATTAAAGTTCACCATTAATATCTTCTTTCGCCTCTAATTCCTTTTTTCCATCCTTGACTATAACTTTGTATTTCATATAACCGAGTTGATTATTTGGAATATACTCGATGCTATCACCTACATCATACAGTTCCATATCATATAAACGCTCATACTGGTCTTCGTATAAAATATGATAAGTCATAACTTAATATATTTTCTATATTATTAATTTTTTTCAATTTTTTAGTATATTACATGTAAAAAGATTCTAAACTCCACCCCTCAAACGAAGCACAAGATGAAGTGTAGATTCCTTTTGAATATTATAGTCGGATAATGTCCGTCCGTCTTCCAGTTGTTTTCCAGCAAAAATGAGTCGTTGTTGGTCTGGTGGAATACCTTCTTTGTCTTGGATTTTTGCTTTAACATTTTCAATAGAATCTGATGTCTCTACATCCAATGTAATCGTTTTTCCAGTAAGTGTCTTCACAAAAATTTGCATTCGTTTTCTCTCTATAATACAATTATATATCTTATGTTTAATATTGTTTATCAAGAAAGAGTTGCTAGTTTCTCTTTGATTTCTTCTAATTTTTCATGAATAGTTAATTTTTGTGACTTTGAACCAGCAATTTGTTTTTTTGTCATATTAGGATGTTTTTCGATTCTAAAAAATTCGCGAAATAATTGTTTCTCTTTATTATAACATTCTTTACAGTAATACACATACTTAGGCAACATATCTTGACTTATTCCTTCAGGTAATCTTTTTGCATTTTTTTTTCTTGCTCTTTTAGTTCCTTCTTTGATGCCATTGCTATTTTCTTCCTGCTCTTTTCGTGTAGCAATCCGTAAATTAGAATATGTGTTATTGAGAGGGTTTTGATCTATATGATCCACGCTTACATTCATAGTTCCTTTTCCGTTACCATAGCACCCTGTTATAATTTGATGAATAAAAAGACATGTTTTTTTATAATGGCTACATATGTAACCTTGTGCGTTCTTAAAAAATGTTAGTTTTTTAGAATCGTTATTATTTTTTTCAAAATCTAGAATTTTTTTATAGGACACAGGACATAGTTTAATCAAGACATTATTTTCACAATACATAAGAATAGTATTATCTTTTAAATACCATAAAGGATTTTTCATCACATAAGCTGATTTTCCATTCCTTAAAAAATGTCCGTTATTATAAGAATCAATATCATATGTTACTTCTATAACTTTGTTATAATCGTGATAAATTTCAATATTAGAACGACGTATATCAAAATTATTATTATTTTTATGAATATAATATATATTTTTTGGACTGAAATTAAATAAATATTCTTTATATGTTACGATTTGTTTATTTCTTTTATAATAGGGAAAAATAGATACTGAAGGATTATAGTGTGTGAATATTTTAGAATTGTTTATTATTTTAAATAGATTATCTAAATCTAAGATAACCCTGATATTATTTATTTTTATAAACCCGTATTTACTATTGTTATCATCAGAATTTATATATCCGTATTCTATACTATAATCCATACTATTTACTAAAATAGTATGAATTTCTTTAATATACTTTTATAATATTTATTATTCTAATTATACGTTTTTTACAACTAATTAGAATTAGTTGCTATAAGCTAAACCACCCATACCCGACATGACGCGGAGCACGTTGTAGTTAGTGGCGTAGACGCGCACCTTAGCAGTGTTGGTTCCCTCAACGGTGGCGTTGGAGAGGACAAGCTGGAGAGTGGCGTTGTCGATGCGCGAGAAGTTGCACGAGCCAGATGGCTGGTGTTCCTCGGGCTTGAGGGCGAACGAGTAGACGTTGATACCAGTGTCTGGGGTTCGGGTGTGGTGCTGGAATGGCTGGACGAGGTCGAAGTAGGTTCCCTCACGCTCCGAGAAGCGGTCCTGGCCGTTAAGCTGGAGCTTAGCGACGACGACCGGGTTCTGACCCCAGCAGTGGAGGTCGAGAGCAGTCTCCGAGAGCACGAAGGTTCCTGCATCCGAGACACCAACGACAGTGTTGGTTTGAGCGTTAAGGTTGAGATTTGGCTGCGAGTAGGTACCATTGACACCAGCGGCACCCCATCCAGATTGTGGCGTAGGTTCATTAGTGGCACCAGCCTGCTGGAAGATACCATCAACAGTGATAAAAGCCTGCGAGTTAGCACCAGTGGTGCCATCAGCAACACCACCCGAGATCGACTCATCAGTTCCGAAAGCATGGACTGCATTAGGAAGAGCATCAACGGCATCAGTGTAGTTGAATGGCTGAGCACCGAAGAGCTTGAAGAGAGGAGTTCCGCACTCAAGCGAGGAGCAGTAGTCAACATTGGCGTCAGGCTGGACGACCCAGATGAGTTCCTTGCATGGGTGGTTGAAGTTGAGCTTGATCTTGTTCGAAGATGAACCAACCGACTCATCACCAGTGAACTGGAGCTGTTCGATGAGATACTCGTGTGGGTTCTGGGCCATGCGGCGACGCTCGTCGGTGTCAAGGAAGACGTAGTCGACATAGAGCGAGGCAGCAACGAGCGACTGAGCGTAGGCGGCAGTCACCTTCT